TTCGAAACATCATTAAATGGTGAAATAGTAACAGGTTCACTTAATGAAACGGCACAGGCTCCTAATCCATTAAATCCTATCCCTATGGTTTTACCACCTTATAGTAAAGTATCATGTGATGGTACTAACTTCACAGGTGGCCAAACAGGGAGAAAATGCTATGCAGTAATACAAGGGAGGATATATGCCTAAAAAGAAACTAACTAAAGCACAAGTAAAACGTAAATTAAATACAGTAACTAATACGATGTACGATTTAATTTTAGATAAAATGGGACACATTAACAGTGATGTACCGATGTCTTTACCTAAATTAATGGAATATCACAAAATAATAAACAGCGCGTTAAAGCGGCATTCACCTGTATATAAGAGGTAAATGACCACTATCTTAAACATTGAGTGGCCAGCGTGGTTTAATGACTCAAGAACAGTGGAACAGTTACTTATTCGAGTGGTGTTGGCATATCTTACAGCAAAAGAAACGGGAGTCATGTAATGCCATACGCACTAATTCCCGATGGTTACTCACTAAAGAAGGTAACAAAGCTGCAAAAGCAGGCAGTAAACGCAAAGCGTAGACATGATGACGTTGTAGCACTGTTAAACAATCCTAACGGCCCACCAACAATAGCAGCAGGTGCATTGATAGTTGCTACGCCTATAATTATACAGGCACTTTGGCCTTTAATTGTAGAAAAATTAGAAGCGCTTGGTTATGTTTTAACTGAAGAGGCTAAAGCAGAAGTTCAACAAGCGGCCATTGACGGATCGGCTTCTATTTATACAACTGCTTTGTTTAAATTAAGTCCAGCCGCACCTTTTGGTGCTTTGGATGAATTACTCACGGGTGGCAAAACACAAGAGAAATTTGAAGAGTTTATAGCGGGGATTGTAAGTAAATGAATCTTGGCGCTTTGATTGTATTGTTTAAGCTTTTTCAGGAGTCGGGCGTCTCACCACCTCCCGACTCCGACCCATGCAAAGATATGAAGCCGGGTTCACCTGCTTGGCTTGCTTGTAAAGAACAAAACTGGCAAAAAGGGATAAAATAACCATGGAGATTGACGCCATCCACCTAATGTTATACTTTGCAGTATGGACAATATTTTATTTTTATTTGAGTCATTATATTGCCGAGTTATCAAGGAGACGATGGACTAGTTGGGTTCAATCAGAAGATAGTGACGATGTTTTGATGGAAGCTTTGGAAGTTATTGTTAATGAGATAGAGGACAGAATGCATGATAAACTGGAACAGTTCCAATCTTCTTTTTTTGGTTCGCTCGGAGCGGCTAGCAAAAAACTAGATCAAGCAACTGGCCAAGCAACGATTAAAGCTTTGACAAAAGACAATCCTATGATGGGCTTTGTAGCCGAATACCTCATGAAAAGGGGGGGTTTAGACCAATTTCAGAGCCAAAACCCCCCGAGTAACGTGTCGGAAAAGCCAAAAGAAAGCAAAACTTTAGGGTTAAAGTAAATAATATAATCGATTTTACTTTATAATATATACATAAAATATAGGTATGACGGATTATTATTTTAATAAAGTATATACTTTTTGTATTTGAGTGACACCCATTCCATTATTTTATGTATATACTTAAATAGGGTTTTCTTACTGGTAGTGTAGGTGAGACAATTGGTTAGTAGAAACAAAAACAAAGAAATGAACCTTGAGTGCTCGAAAGGATGTGGAACTATTTCCAACAATCCCATGCCGTCCGACTGGACATTTACATGCTGGACATGTATAAACACGGAGGTGAATGATGATTTGTGAACATAATAAACATCTAAGCGTTGTAGTAAACACACGGCCTCAAGAATGGTATTGTAATGAATGTAAAGAGAGGCTACAATGATTTGTGAAAAGTGTAATAAAATGTGCAAAGCAATCTATCCCGCATTATCACTAATGGTATGTCCTGAATGTAGAGTTGTATATTGTCCGTTGGTGATTGATAATGGGTAGTTATCGCTCAGGTAGATATCCGCACCATGAAGGAAAATTAAAACAAATAGCGCTTAAGTTTCCTATAAATACATGGTGGTTTATGTTAGCTAAACGCCGATGTGCGTATTTAGAACAGTCCTTCTCAGACTACGTAAGGGATTTAGTAAAAGCAGACATAAAAAAATATAGATATACTAAGATGTGGTCGTGTGAATGTGAGGACCCTCGAGGGAAACCACTCTTAAATTTTAAGAGACAACACTATTGTCCCGGTTGTGGAAAGTATCAGACAGCCCATCACGAACAGTTATATAACAAAGCCTAATATCACGTAGGGCGACGGATGGCCGCCCCACTCAGTAAGGAGAACACCAAACATGGCAGTCAGAAGAAAAGCACGCAGGACGTCACGAAGACGCAAGTCCTTTAGCGTGAATCTAATAGAAACAGGTGCTGGTTTAGCATTCCTCGATGCAGCAAACGCAGGCACCGCAGCACAGTCTTTTTTGAAAGGAGATATTAATGGAGGACTTAAGGTTCTATCAGACTCTTTCAAAACTAATAAAGATTCAATGGTACGAATAGGAGCGGGAGCGCTGGCTGCCAAACTGGTCGTATCGAGCTTGGGAGGCTCTAAAATTCTCGGAGCAATAGGTCCGCTCAAATTGAGGGCCTAAGGAAATAAAAATGGCAATCGTAATCAGTAGGTCTGAGAGTGGCCTAAGCGCAACCTCGAGCTTTCAAGCGCTCGATAATTTGGCTGGAGCTAGCGTCTCAAGCAGCTTTACAATACCTAGCAACGTTTCGGCGATAAAATCATTATCAATAGCCGTCGCTTGTGATGGAGCAGGAGAAGAATTCTGTTCTTTGGTTAAAATCTCAGGTAACGCAATGCGTGACGGGGATGCAGTATTCGCTGGTGGCGGACAGATGACAATGGGAACTTCAACAGGAAGCAACCAAAACTTTGTTCAGTATGATACAGATCTAGCAGTGCAAGCAGGAAACTCTTGTGAGTTTTCAGTAGCAACAACAACCAACGCAGCAATAGATATTGTAGTTACAGCTCAATTCGCATAGGAGGAGTCTAATGGCTCTTGTAGGCGGCGGCGGTGCACCAAACGTAGCAGGTAGCAACCCTGCAGGCGTAGGCAAAACGCTCCATACAATAGGAGATTTTGCTTATGCTTATAGCGGAGTAATACAAGTGGGAACAGGTCAAACTTTATTGGAGTTTGAAACAGGGTCCTATTTGTTTGTCGGCACACTACAATACATGGTAGGTGAAGATACAACAGATAACATAGTATTCGAAACATCATTAAATGGTGAAATAGTAACAGGTTCACTTAATGAAACGGCACAGGCTCCTAATCCATTAAATCCTATCCCTATGGTTTTACCACCTTATAGTAAAGTATCATGTGATGGT